GTGGGCAATCGTAAAAAGTCAGCCGTCGTCATCGCTCGCGACCCAATGCGCTATCTGAAGCCGCGAGGCTCGAAGTGGCATTACATACGCCGCGTGCCCGCGAACTTCGCCCATATCGACGGCCGGGGACTGATCCAAGCCTCCTTGAAAACTTCTTCGCTGGATGTGGCCCAGCTCCGTCGCGACGCACTTGAGCGGGCCGACGATCTGTTCTGGCTGGGCCTTAGTCACGAGCACCCGGAAGATAACACGCACACTCGATACCAAGCCGCTAAGGCGAGGGCGGTCGCTCTGGGGTTTGAATACAAAGGTGTCGTCGATATCGCCGACAGCGCACCGATTGCTGAAGTCGTGCAGCGGCTGGCCGTTGCAGCGGCGGCGCCAGCGCGTGACCGCGAAGCTGTGCTCGGTGTTGAAGGGCAGCCAAAGCTAACTGTCCGCAAGGTCATGAAGCTTTATGTCGACGAGATCGGACTAGAAGAAACCGTTGGGATGAGCCCGGCGCAATTGAAGTCGTGGCGGAAGGTGAAACTCGCCGCAGCCGAACGCTTCATCGAGGCGATGGGCAACAAGACATTTCTGGATCTCACCCGCGTCGACGCGATTGAATATCATCGCTGGTGGCGAGAGAAGATTGCGGCCGGAAAAAAAGGCGCGAAGCCCCAGCCGGAAGCAGAGAAGGACGGAAAGGCTGCGGCGGCCCCAAAGAAGCTTTCGGGCAATACGGCCAATCGCAGCTTTGGCAATATCCGCAAGCTGTTTCGCGAATACACCCGCTATCTCGCGCTCGACATCAAGAACCCCTTTGATGACCTTTCATTCAGCGACCCAAAGAGCCTGAAGCTGAAGGTGCTGCCGTTTTCACAAGCCTTCATGGAAAAAAGCTTCCTCGCGGCCGGAAGCCTCAAGAGCTTGAACCGTGAAGCCAGGCTGATCTTGCTGACGATGATCGAGACCGGTTGCCGGCCTTCGGAGATCTGCAATCTGACGCCCGCTCAAATCCACCTCGACGCTCCGGTGCCTTACCTGCAGATAATCTACCGGCCCGACCGGAAGGTGAAGACTGAAAACAGTGTCCGTGATGTGCCGCTGGTTGGCGTCTCTCTGGAGGCGATGAAGCGCGCTAAAACCGGTTTCCCGCGTTACTTCGACAAGGAAACCAATCTGTCAGCGACGCTTATGAACTATCTGAGAGACCACAAACTTTTGCCATCGGCAAACCACCGCGTCTACTCGGTTCGTCATGCCTATGAGAAGCGAATGCTGGAGGCTGGTTTTGACGATGAATTCCGCCGGCGAATTCTGGGGCACGATACCGATCGGCCCGACTACGGCGATGGCGGCGAGCTGTCGTGGCGCCGCGATCAGATGCTTAAGATCGTGCTTCCGTTCGATGCTTCGATTCTCGGCTGAAGGCGCGCGCAGCGGCCAGTCTGTCAGTCTTGCTGCGCATCGCCTCCAGCTCGCGCTCTAACCGCTCGAAGATCGGCCAGAGCTTATCGCCCCAGCTTTCCTGCTCCATGATGAGCGCGCAGTTGGCCATTGCCTCGCGCAGGTCATCCTCGGTCACCTTGGGGGAGATGCGGCTGGTCACCCCTGCATCTCCTCGCGTGCCGGGCTGTTTGCTATTTCGAGCAGTATGTCGGCGTGGCAGGGTTCACCGGGCTTGCACCAGCAGGCGAGGTTCTTGCCCTTCAGCTCGCGCCGGATCTCCGCCGCTGTCGGCGGCTTTCCCATTTCTGCGATCTCGCCTCCGAGCCATGCGTCAAAGCAGCGGACAGCGTGCTGCTGCCACGTGCCCTCGATGGGTTTGCGACCCATCTCTTTCCATATTCCCTGCAGATCTATGAAGTCCTGTTGCGTGACGGGATTGCCGTATCTGGACGGGCGCGCGACGTTGAACGCCGGCAGACCGTTTGCCTCGACGCTATGGCGCTGAAGGTTGAAGCCCTTCGACCTCGAAAGCTGAAGGCGAACCGGCTCAGGGGCGGTCGCGATCGTAACCCCCATTTTGATGACGCGGTCGATCGGCTCCATCTCTTTCAGGGCATCGATCAGCGCCTTATCTGCGCCGAACGTTTGCGCGAGCAGGCATGCCCTGGTGCGCGCCTGAAAGAAGCCGGCCCGGTGGATCGCCTTTTGGTATCTCTCCCGGCGCCGCCGGTTGGTGCGGTTCTGTTCGCCCATCAGATGCCCCCAACATAGGCGGCGCACCACGAGATCACGATGCAAGCGACGGCTGCCCATATGTGAGCGTTCTTGTCGTTGGCTGCGATCTGGCCTCGGCCGATCTGGAACATGGCGAGGATGCCGGCCGCGAAGAACATGAGCGCGAAAAAGTAGGCGATGGCAGCGGCGATCATCGGTGCGGGCCTTTCAGGTTCTGCCGCCAATTGAACATGCCGAGCGCGCCGGTGACCGGGATGAACTCGACGGGGCGAGGGTTGGCGAGCTGAAAACCATAGGCGCCGGTGTCGTTGCCGAAGAACCACGGGCTTTCGGACTGGCTGACGCAATCGACGATATCGACCACGCCGACGATGCCGCCACGCGGCAGTTCGGCGAGTGCGGGCATGGTCGTGCCCGGCGGAAAGGGCTGCGTCTCGCTGATCTCGTGCACCGTGGCGAGGCAGTCTGCGAACTCAGCCTTGGTGAGGCCCTTGGCTGCATGCAGCGCGATCGAACCACGGAACCGGGTGCGCCAGGAGCGGTTCTCGATATCCTTGCCCGCGTGAAGGATGCACCATGCCCACGGCTGGCGGATGGAGAGGGCGAACTGAGGGATAGCGGGATCAACCATTGGCCTTCTCCCTGATGAGCTTCACTTTGCGGATAGCGCCTTCGGTGACGTTGCGGCGCTCGATGGCGACCTTGCGGGCATCGGCAACGCAGGGCGCTTCGATGTCCAGCGGCAGAAGATCCGGGTCGTGGAAGTGGATGCGGAACGGCTGAAGCTCGCTCATTACATGAACCTCACGCCGGTTACGGGGAAGGCGCGGCGCTGGTCTGCGGTCGCGACGAGAAAGAAGGCTTCCGGGTCGCCGGCCTCGACGTCATCGACCGGGCGAAGCCAGAACTGAGTGAGGACGGCGCCGCCGGCTTCGTCGATGATCTCGCGTGCGTCGGTGGCGAATGCCGGCGACAGGTCGTTGAAGGCTTTGACGATGGCCTCCTCGGCGTCGCCGGCGAGTGTGAAAGGGTTCACGTGGCCGCGCACGAATGCGGCAAAGGGCTCGCCCTGGTCGGTAACGAGTGCCTGCCAGGCGTGCTGGATGGCGGTGGCTTCAAGCATTGCTGCGCTCATTTCCTGGCCTCCTTCACGAGGTTGATCTTTTTGACGAAGCCGCCGGGGTTGGCGACGCGGGCTTTCTGTTCGGCCAGCATCGAGTTGCCGGCCGTGAGCACGATGGTTTTCCCGCCGTGAAAGAAGACGCGGAACAGGGGGAGAGTGGCGCTCGCGGTCTCGCTCATGTCCGCTTCTCCAGCGCCGCCCGGTGCATGGAGATGGCCGCGACGGAAAACGGGCGAACGTCGGCGCCACCGTCCTTGCGGGAGCGCCAGCGATAGATGACCGTCTTGCCGGTGAGAAACTCGATGCGGCCCTCGTTGCGGTTGCGCAGCCAGCGGGGGCGGCGCACTGCGAGGAATACTTCTGCGCGGCGCTCGGTGGTGTTGAAGGCTACTGCGATCTCGGCGGTCGAATTGCCGGCAAGTACCATGCGGCGAATGCGGTCAATGTCTGTCGGCGTCAGGTTTGCCGGGAATGCGCTCGTGCGTTCGGGCACGGCGATGCTGCTTGCGGACATGGCTCTATCCTCAATCGGTCAGGTTCAATTGTGAGAAAGGGGTGAGGGCGGCCGTAGCCGCCCTATTGCCGACGGCTAATCAGCCGGCGGACATCTCGGGCGCGCCCTCGAACTTTGGCAGGCCCGTTTCGGCGGCGGCGCGGGTCAGGTCAGAGCGCACCTGGTCGGTGATGTAACGATCCGGCCGGTAGAGCTGGCAAATCCACGTTAAGGCGCCCTCGCGCAGACGGTAGCGCAGGCGCACCGGAATGCGGGTGGGCTCGCCCATGAAGAACGGTGAGATCTGCAGGATAAAGACACCGGGAACAGTCAGCGGCTCGCCGCTGGCGTTCTTGTGATCTTCCTCGAACATGATCTGGCTTTCGCCCGTCTGCAGTTTCACAGCTTGCTTGACGCGGGTCTCAGCGTTGACCTGCAAGCCGCGTGACAGGAGCACAATGTCATTGGGAAAGCCGACCTTGGCGCCGAACATGCGCTCGAAGTCCTCTGCCTCATTGAGATCGGGCGACGACAGGTCTGCAATGTGATCTTCGATGAACTCGGCAAACACCGCCTGGTTCATTCCTTTGCCATCGACCCCCAGCCATGCTCTCCATTCCTCGGACAGCGGGAACTGGTAGTGGATGCGGTGCTTGCCGTTATCCGGGCCGTTCGCGTCGTGGTAGTCGATCACAGCCGTCAGGGCCGGCTTTTGCCAGTCGGTCTGCGCGAAGATGACGCTGTTGTCCTGCTTGTGGCGCAGGATCAGCTCGATGAAGGATTCGAGTGTCTCGGCGCGAGCCGTGCCCACCTTGCGCTCCGGACGGGTGCGCCAGGGTGCCAGCTGATCGTGAAGGCCGATGACCCGGCCGCTATCGGGATGCACGAGGGCAGGGATGGCAGCCGGCAGGCCGTTGATCTTCTCGGGCAGGGTGATCGAGATCACCTTCATCTCCGACTGCTTGGCGAGTTTGGCGACGGCTTCGACCGCGCCTTTATCCAGTTGTTCCACGGTGTTTCCTTTCGTGGCGTTCGAGTTTGGAGGGGCTTACTGACTCTGGCGGTTGGGCTCTTCGGAGGAGACCGCGCGCGGCGTGAACATGTCGTGCTGGCGCGGGTGCTCGGTCGAAAGGGCACCGTCCTCGACGACCCAGAAAACGGAGTTCTTGCGCGGGCGCTTCGGCGTGATGGAGGAGAAATCGGCGGCGATCGTCGCCATGCCGTCCTTCACGGTGAAGCTGAGTTTCAGGGTGGTGGAGCCCTTGAACGTCGCGCCCTGGCTGCCTTCCGACATGTCATAGAGCTTGTTCAGGGTTTCGCTGACCTCGCCCGACAGGGCAGGGTTGAGCTGGCCGTTTTCCAGCAGACCGATGATCTGGCTGAAATCGCGGATCTTCTTCATGAGGGTTCCTTTCGGGGTCAGGCCACGATGCGCCAGAGGGCGAAGAGGGCGACGGTGAGAAGGGTGCAGGCGATGCCGCAGGCCACGCCGCGAAGGAACTCGCTCGCCTGGTCGGCGTGCTCGATCTCGCGGCGACGCTGATCGAGGTATTCGTCGGGAAGGACCATGTGCGGGCGCGTTCCCGCGAGGCGTGGTTGCGGCTTCATGGCGCTACGCCGCGTGGCGGGCGGAAATGCGCACGCGGACGTGACGGGCGGATTGCTCGAAGGCGAGTTCGCGGGCGGCGTCACCGTATTTGACGAGCTGCTGCTGCGTGAAGCCTTTCAATTTCATGGCAGTTTCAGTGCAGCCCTCACCGAGCAGGCGCATGGCGTCGGCCATGGAATGGATTACCTGTTGCGGGGTGTTGCCGAGCGGGTTCTGCATGGGTTGTCTCCTATGGGTTTCGGGTCGATGCATCTGGAAAATAAATCCAACTTGTGAAAACGTCAATCTAGTTATGGATTTATTTTCCAATCGATTGATTCGACTCGACTCTCTCGGGGTTCTCTGGATTTATGAGAACCAAAGGAGAACAAACATGTCTGTCGCGCTACGCTATCAGCCTCGAATTTTCGTTCTGCACGTCCGGTGCGAGAACTGCGTAAGGGAAACTTCGAGGGTGGTTGAGGTGCCGCCGGTCGACGATGCACCTTGCGACGTCGACGAGTTGGTCGAGAGCGGGGTTCTCTCCTCGCTTACATATTGCTGCACTCAGTGCGACTGCAGAATTGGGCAGATCATTGGAGTTAGTCAGGAGCGAAACTATGCCACATGAGGTAACGGAGTTTGTAATTGTGCCGCCAGTTGATCAACGGGCGCAGATCCATGGGGCGAAGGAGCGGTTCGTCGATTACCTCGTCCGGCGCTTCCCTGGCTATGCGTTCAAGGTTTCGGCGGTCGCCCCCGTAGGAGAGATGGATTGCTACATGATCTATCCGATCATGAACTTTCTTGGACCGGACGGAAAATCCTACATGTGCACCAAGCCGCCGGCATGGTTGCTCGGCGAAATCAGTCGCGCATGCGATGACTTTGATGTCGAGCGAAGCTTCGCCGCTTAGTAGGTGAATTCGTTCTGGACGCGTCGAACAAGGCCGATGACTTCGACCCGCGTGCCGTCATCGGCGTCCGCGTCTCGTTCGACTACGATCGGCTTGTGCTTCGGATTCGTCGATCTGGGATGAAACTCGGTGCGACCTTCGTAAAGTTCAACCTGCTTCACTGACCATTCGCGAGTATGTCCGCCGTCACGCGTGCGCTCGACTATGACGACCATCGCATCGCGAAGAACTGCTTCGTTTGCCACGTCTTCGTATGCAACGGCGATCACCCGGTCGCCATCCATGATGGGTCTTGGCCGAAGGTTGTTCATTGAGTCCCCGGAGACGTCGAAGACGATTTGCCGGGCCTGAGGAAAGCGCTCATCCGGTGGGACCGAGATCAAAACCGGCTCCGACTGATCGAACTCATCAACTTCACGAAATGCTCCAGCCTCCACCCGGCCTACCACCTGGGCAGCGACCATCCTACCGGGCATCAATGTCAGTTCGCTTTGTGCGACCTCGATGCCATCTCGAAGCCAAAGGAGAGGGCGCTTGATCGTGCGTGCCAGCGTGTCCAGCACATCCCCTCGCGGCTGCTCAATATCGCCTCGCAGGTACTTGTTGATGTTGTCGTAGGGAATGCCTGATCGACGGGCAAGCTCGGCCTTGTTCCAGCCAAGTTCCTTACGTCTCTCGTCCAATCTTTTCCACCAAGCCATGGTCGCCATCATAGTTTCGGAATTATTTTCCGGGTTGGATTTCACTTGCCTTGTAAGTGGATTTAAAATCCATTATTGATGCGTGCATGAGCACGATCAGCATCAGGAAAATCATCAAGGACGCGGGCGGCGCCGAGGCAATCTCGAAAGCCGCTACAGAAGCGGGCGGCGACCTCTCGAAGGATGCCGTCTACAAATGGTCGAAAACCGGAATCCCGGATCGTCATTGGCCGATCATTATTGCTCTGACGGACCATGGGCCGGTTGCTCTCTATGCCGCAAACTGCGCGGCGAGGGGTGTGCCGGTAGCGGCTGCCTACCGATTGGAGGCGGCGGAATGAAGGTTTCCCCGCAAGTGCCCTCCCTCCTCTCCATGGGCCTTGCCACCTGGCAGGGGCGCGCCACTGACCTGCGCGTCCCTGCCTCTGTTTTTGCATCTGCCTATCCATGTGGGCCTCCGTGATCTGATGTCCCATTCGTAGCGGCTCGGTCGCGCGACTTCAGTGAATCCTTTCCCGTTTTTATTTCCTTGCTTTCAGTGGGGTGTTTTCGTGCGCCTGATTTCCGACCAACAGATCCTTGCCCTGAAGGGCGTGACGGATGCCTGCTACCGCCTCGGCGGCGGCGTCACCTCGTTTGCCATGCTGACGCGCGTCGCGGTCTCCAGCCTCGTTAAGTATGCCACGCTCGGCGAGCGTCGGCCGGACGGCTCCTATGAGCATGGCCAGTCGATGATCCCGATCGACATCGCCGTTGAGGCAGACATGCGCGCCGGCTCGCCGATCATCCTTTCGGAAGCGGCGCACATGCTGGGCTTCGATCTTGTGCCTTCGGCAGGGCGGGAAGGGGTCAAGCCACTTACCGAACTCGATGCGCACCGCGTCCTCTCGCAGACAATGGATGTCTCCAAGGCGATCATCGATGCCGGCGCGGACGGCAAATACGATGCGCTGGAAAAGCGGACGATCCACCGTGAGGCGCTCGAAGCGATCCGGGCACTCGAACTGGTCGCCGCCGCGACGGCGGAGGGCTGACCGTGGGCGCGTCTTTCACCATTTCCCCTCTCAAGCCCGCCGAGCGGGCTTTTCTGCGTCGGCTTTCCGAAATGGACGGCCAGTATCTGCTGGCGTCCGGTCTTCGCGAAAAGCTGGCCGGCTGCGCTCTGGCCCAGATCGGCTATGCGCGCCGGCATTCCATCTACCCGCATCACTTCGCCATCGCGGCGGCGGGTGAATATTACCTCGACCGGCTGATGAGGGCGCACTGATGGATATGACCGCAATGCTCTCTCCCGAACAGAAAGACATCCTTCGCGCCGTTGCCGCAGGCGAGTACCGCGCGCCCGATGGCGGTGGCAAGCGCCGCATCCAGCGGCTGCATCAGCATGGGCTCGTGCGGCGGCATGATACCGACATGATGCTTTGCTTTCCGACCGATGCCGGCATGACGCTGGCGCGCGATCTCGGCCTGCTCGACGCGTCGTCACCTGAAGCCGCCTTGCCGGCGGCCACGCTGGCGGTCGAGTTCGGCCTGGTCGAAGCGCCGAAGCCGGCGAAAGTGCCGGAAATCGTCATGATGCTGGAGACGGCGGCGCGGCTCTTCGACGAAGGCGACATCCAGCGCGCTCGCGTGATTGCCGACGGCGCCTATGACCTCTCGCAGGCCGAGGCGCGGTTCGCAGCGAAGTATGCCGCGACGCGCGAGCTGGTGCCGAAGTTCCGGCAGCTGCAGGGCGACGCTCTGCTGATGGAGACGCGCTGCAAAATCCAGCTCGCCAAGGCTTACGACGCCGCGCAAGAGGCCGGTCAGGCGGCGAAAAAAGGGCGTCCGAAAAATGTCGCAACTGACGACATTTTCAAACAGGCGGAAGCGGGGCTAACCCGGCAGGAAATTCACGACGCACGCAAGCTGGCGGCGGCGGAAGAAAAGACGCCGGGCATCGCCGAGCGCGCCATTGCCGCTCGCGTCGCCGCCGGCCTCGCGCCGACGCGGGCGAACCTGAAAAACGCGATCGGCACGAAAACGGCAACCAAGGAAGAGCGCGGCAACAATCTTTACGAGACGCCGGCGCTGGCGACCAATGTTGTGCTCGCGTTGGAATCCTTCACAGCGACCGTGAACGATCCCTTCTGCGGACGCGGTGCTATCGTCCGCATGCTGGAGGCGGCGGGCTACGAGGTCATTCTCGGTGATATCGAAGACTACGGCACCACGACGAAGGATGGCGTGGTGCAGGATGTCGGCGACTTCCGCGAAACGGAAAGCGCGGGCTTCGATATCGTCTCGAACCCGCCTTATGGCGATGAGATGAACTCCTGCATCGCGCATGCCCTGCGCGTGCACCGCCCGCGCAAGATGGCATTGCTGCTCAACCTCAATGTGCTCGCCGGCTTCGAAGATCCTGACCGCACCTTCTACATGGAAGAGTGCCCGCCGGCGCGCATCTACGTGATGAAGCGGCGTTTGCCGATGATGCACCGGGACGGCTGGGACGGAAAAATCGCTGGCAGCCAGATGAACACGATGTGGTGCGTCTGGGAACTGCAAAAGGATGGCAGCTACGGGTCAGAGACCGTTGTTCGGCGCGTTGACTATGCGGACTTTCAGCCGGCGGACGCCTCGGAAAGCGAGGCGGCTGAATGACGAGTCCATACTTCATTGAAGGGCCGGCGCTGATCTCGTTCTCTGGCGGCCGCACCTCGGCATACATGCTCTTCAAGATCCTGGAAGCGCATGACGGCATGCTGCCGCCAGATGTGCACGTCAATTTTGCCAACACCGGTAAAGAGCGTGAGGAGACGCTGCGCTTCGTGCACGCGTGCGCGTCTCGGTGGGATGTTCGGGTAAATTGGATCGAATACCGGGAAGGAACGCCCGGCTTCGAGGTTGTCGGCTACAACAGCGCAAGCCGCAACGGCGAACCATTTCAAGCTCTCATCGAAAAGAAGCAACGCCTTCCAAACTGGAAAGAGCGGTGGTGCACTGGTCTCCTCAAAGTGCAGCCGATGACCGATTTCGCGACCTCGATTGGATTGGTCGAAGGGTCATACAGCGAGATCATTGGTTTACGAGATGACGAAGGTCACCGCATCCTGAAGGCGCTCCACAATGCGGAGTTTGTCAAAAAGGGGAAGGTCCTTGTTCCGCGTGACCCGCCGCGCCTTGTCAAATTCCCTCTCGCCAGAGCGAAGGTCCGCAAGGCGGACGTTATGGCCTTCTGGAAAAGTCAGCCTTTTGATCTTGGCCTAGAGCCATGGGAGGGGAACTGTGACCTATGTTTCCTAAAGGGGCGAGGGATCAAAAAGCGATTGATCCGGGAAAAACCTGGCGTTGCGCCTTGGTGGGCGGCAAACGAGTCCGCGTACAAAGGAAAGCAGGAGCGGGGATGGTTCGATAAGCGGGACAGCATCGCTGGTCTCGCTGCCGAGGTCGCCGCGTCGCCCGAGTTCTTCGACGAGTTTGATCCCGAAGAATACGACGTTGAGTGCGGTCTCCATTGCGCACTGGAGGCGGCCGAATGACGTCGCCTCTCTCCGACCGCGACCGGGAAAGGGCGCGGCTGATCCGATATCGCGATATTTCGGACCGACTAACCGGCGACGTCTGGGAGTTGGACGTTGACGGCGGCGTGTCGCGCATCATCGCGCGGCGCTCTTCCGGTGAATCGGTCGCGCTGTGCACCATCCACTCTGATGCCCTGGCGCACGAACTCGAACTGATTGCCGGCGCCGCCGACCTGCTGTCGTTCTTCCTCGGCCTACAGGACAGGGCGGCGGTCGCGGTTCGCGATCTGCGCGGCCAGCTGGACCGGCGGGAGCGTGCAAAGCGGCCGGCGAGCCAGGTCGCTGCCATCCTCTGCGGGAAGCCGACTTTTCAGAGATTTCTGGAAGGGAAGGGTGCCGGCGGCGCCGTCAATTCGACACGTGAGGCGGACACTCGCCTGAAGTTCCTTCTGAACATCAATTCCAAAACGCAGCTCGACGAAGACGCATCTTGCGCGGCGCGGTTCCGCGATCTGCGGGGCGATTATGACGCCTTCATGCGGGGAAAGTCGGCATGAGCGCTCGCGCCTTTCCCATCGACCGCATCGGCACGACCGACACCGGCAACGCCGCGCTCGGCTACCGCATTCGCTGCATCTGCAGCGCCGTGGCCTTCTATCCGCTCAAGCGCGGCGTAAAGCGCCGGACGCCCGAATCCATACCCCAACATTTCCGCAGCTTCGGCTGGCAGGTCGGCACGACGGACCGGAAGGACCGTTGCCCGGAATGCCTGAAGCGTGCGGCGCCAACCCCAGAGGAGACCGAGACGATGACGACGCCCCAGAAAGGGCCGGCGGTGAACGTGGTGCCGCTCAAGGCAGAACCGCCACCGGAAATGAGCCGTGCCGACCGGCAGATCGTGTTTGCCAAGATATCCGACCACTATAGCGGCGAGGGCTATTGCTCCGGCTGGACCGACAAGCGGCTGGCGGAAGATCTGAATGTTCCGGCGGCATGGGTGCGCGAGGTGCGCGATCAGTTCTTCGGGCCGGAAGGCTCCAATCCGCTGCTCGATCAGTTCTTGAAGGCGCAGGCCGAATTCGACCGCGAGTACCAGGCCGTGATGGAGGTTCGCAAACGGTACCTCGACGACGGCAAATCACTCCGCAATCGGCTCGACGATCTCGACGGCAAGGCACGTGACCTCGCCGGACTTGCCAAGCGGGTGGAAAAGGAGATCGGCCGATGAAATCGATCATCCTTGCGAGGCTCATCAATCGCGTCCTTGAAGCGCGTCTGAAGCGCGAGCCGGATTTCATCATCGGCGGAGCAGAGCGGCCCTACATGCTTCGGTGGTTCATCATCCCGCGCAATCGCTTCTTCAACGTCTATCACCATCACATAAAGCGTTCCGACGACGATCGGGCGTTGCACGACCATCCGTGGTGGTCTCTGTCGATCGTGCTCGACGGCTCCATGCTGGAGGTTCTGCCCGACGATGTCCGCCGGCAGCTGCGCCAGGGCGATATCGTCCTGCGCAGGGCCTCCAGCGCGCACCGGCTGGAGATCCGCGACCACTGGTACTGCAGGACGTTGTTCATCACCGGTCCGCGCATTCGCGAGTGGGGCTTTCATTGCCCAAAGGGCTGGAAGCACTGGAAGGACTTCGTGGCGAAGGGCGACAATGGTGCGGTCGGGCCGGGGTGTGACGATGAATGAGCTTCGTCCTGAAATCGCCCGGCTCGCGAATGCGACCGATGACGCGGAGCGTGCGAGCGCATTGCTCGAATGCCCCCTGTCCATGCTCATGACCTGCGAATCGACGATCCGCAATCGGCTGATGCACTCCGGTTTCCGCGAGGGGCTCGCCTATCTCGATGCCGAAATGGCGGAGCTTCGCAGTCCGCGGGCGATCGACGACGCCGGCTTCCAGCACATGGCCGTCATCGTCGCGCGTGGGCGCATGCATCGCATCGTCTGCGGTTTGCCGGCGGACGGGCAGGAGGGCGGCGAATGAGCCAGGAGGCAACCATTCGCCGTGGCGTGCGCAACGCGCGGTATGCGGCGATACCGAACCATGTGTTTGAAGACGCCCGGCTTTCCATGGAGGCGCGCTGGCTGCTCGGCTACCTGCTTTCCAAGCCGGACAACTGGACCGTCGTCATCGGCGACATCATCAAAAAGGGCAGCTGTGGCCGTGACAAGGCCCGCAAGATGATCGCCGAGCTGGTCGAGTTTGGTTATGCCGAACGTGAGCAGCAGCGCGACGACGGCAAGTTTGGATCGTCAATGCTGGTGATTTTCGATGAGCCTCGCAGCATGCCGGGCGGAAGTGTTGCATTTCTACCGCAGACTGAAATGCCGGCGCCGGCAATGCCGTCGCCGGTTTTGCCGGCGCCGGTAAAATCGGCACATAGTAATAACTTAGATTCAGCAAATACTGATTGTAAGAATCTGAGAGAGGGCGAGCGCGAGGCGGAAGGGCAGGAGGGCCAGTCCGAAAGCTCGGCGGCAATCGACAAGGCCTTCTGGGCTTTGGCAAAGGATTGGCCGGGCTTTGCCGGAATGCCGAAAGAGCCTGCCCGGCGCGCCTGGTATGCGCTCACCGCCGACGAACGGCGCGAAGCGGCGGATCGCTTCCCGCGTTGGCTGGATCTGCTCAAGGCGCAGAAGAAATCCCACGTGCCGGCGCCGTCGACATACTTCGGCGAAAAGCTATGGCTGGCCGTGCCTTCGGCGGAAGAGGCGTCGAAGCCCGCGAATGTGCCGGCGCCGCCTTACGGCAAGCTCTGGAACTCCACACGTATCGCCGATTTGCTCTTGCCGCCGACTGGCGTTGTCGCTGGCCCGACCGGCTTCGAGCAGGCTCAGATCAATGCAGGCAAAACCACGCTAGCCGATGTCATGGCCGAAAAGCGGATGCGCAGCGGGTGGCCGACAGTGAACCTCATGCACGAACGGGCGAGGGACCGGCAGGGCTGGCTGTGCCCGCGTCTGCTCGACGAAGCGGCGCACGGCTTCGAGCAGGTACACCGCGATTCAGATCGCATGGAAGCATGGCGGCGCGAGCACAAGCGCCGTGGTTGGCCGTTCTTCGACGGGCGTTTGCCAGACTGGATCTACTTCCCGTCGATCGATGCCAGCGAGGATCTCGACCGCGCTGTTGCCGAGGCGGTCGACCGATACCGCGAAAAGATTTCCGACTATCTCGCAGCGAGGAGCAAGGGCGATGATCATGCAGCGTAACGTGTCCGAAGGTGCTCCCATTGCTGTCTATTCTGGCGAGCGGTTCGAGGAACGCATGCGTCGAATCACAGACTGCCTGCTCGACGAGGGCGCGATGGTAACCCTGAATTGCCGAATCAATGGCGGCGCTGCGCCGTGGTTCGCGCTTCGGGTATGGACTGGTCGTGAAAAGGCAGTGGAGAATATGCTTGAAAGGATGGGCGTGCGGTCGCTTGTTCCCATGCGAAAAGGGCCGGATCTCCGCCGTCGTCACCGGGTTATCGAGGGCACAATGATGCCTGTTATCCATGGATACGTGCTTGTTCAGATGCTACCGCAGGCAGAGTATCTCGCTGGTCTGCAGGGCATCGAGCATGCCATTGACGTGCTCGGTGGGTGCGAGCGGCCGATGCGTATCAGTGACAAGGAAGTATCTAGATTCAACGCGATGGCGCTTGGAGGAACGTACGATTGGGAGCGTCCTGTTGACCTGGTTGTAACGGCTGGCGAGCCGGTATGGATAACGGCTGGCCCGTTCAACAATCAGAAGGCCATCGTGGTCACGCCGAACAGGAAAGGACGCGGCGACGTCGTCGTTGCTATCCGCTTCATGGGCGGTGAAGTGCCGGTGACGGTGCCTCTTGCATTGCTGCGGAAGTTGTGAGAGTCATTCGGTCACTGGACTAGCTGATGATCCTGAAGTGAGCCTCTGAAAACGCCTAAACAGCGGGGAGCAATCCCGAGGTCGGTACGCCGGTCAGCCCCAGCCTTGACAGTCTCCGAAGCGAGACACCGATTCAGGGCAAGTGCTACAGCTATGAGAAGATGACAGGCGGCCGCGAGGTCGCCTTTTGTGTTCTAAGAGTATGAGTAAGATCCCGATGATCTCTAGCGGCATTCGAACGCTGGACACTCGCACCGCCAAGCCTCCACCCAAGCGCGCCGACCCTGAGCTTCTCACCGATGCTCACAAGGGATGGGCGCGTGAGGTGAAGCGTCGAGCCGGATGGCAATGCGAATGGGTCGAGGCTGGCAAGCGATGTGAAGTGCGCTACCCGGCGCGACTGTTCGCCGACCACATCGTCGAGCGCTCCGACGGGGGTGCGCTCCTCGACTCGAAGAACGGCCGCTGCCTATGCGGCTCCCACCATACGCTCAAGACCGTGGCGGCGCGTGCGGCTCGCCTCTCATCCCGATCCTGACCCTCCATGACCCATCAAGGGGGGGCGGGTGAAAGTTCGGGAGGCCAAAGGGGCCTCTACCGCATGGGGCACACGAGCAGATTTTTTTTATTGGGACGCCATGTTTGACCTGTTTGGAAACCCGGTTGAGACGACCGAACGCAAGGCGGGTCGGCCCGAGCATGAGCCGACCGAAGAAATGATCATAAATATCATGGTCTTGCTGGCGTCCGGAATGTCGAACAAGGAAGTGGCGAAGACGGTGGGGCTCTCTGTGCCGACTTTGCGCAAACATTATTTGCACCTGACAAGGCATCGCGACGTTCTTCTCAATCGGCTACGCGGAAGGCTCCGGACTGCACAGATCCGTCAAGGCCTTGCCGGCAATGCAGCCGCTCTTGCCTATGCCCTTCGGACGCTCGACACCGTCGCCGCCGAGAGTGCTGCAAAACACCTTCAGGAGCGGGCGGCTAATCAGCCGACGCAGCGCACCGGGTACGTCTCGAAGAAGGATCAGCGGATGGATGCTGCGCGTTCCGTTGGCGGGAAGTTCGCGGTTCCTTCCGGTCCCCGTCTGGCTGCGAGCAATGGCCAGGCCGTTCAAGCCGAAGATGAGGGCTGACGATAGATGCCCCACTTCACCACCGCATGTCCGGATTGGGAGCGTCGGATTGTTGCTAGGGAAAGCCTGATCCCCTTCGCTCCGCTCTTCCCGGCCGAGGCGGCAGCAGCCCTTGAGGTGTTCAAGTCCCTCCAGATCACTGATCTTGCCCAGATCTATGATCGAAAGCTCGGACGCCATCGCCACCCAACATTCGGCGAGTCGTGCGAGCCATATGTTTTCGACGTCGTTGAGGCCATTTTCGGAGCCTACGATGCCGACAGCGCAAGGCGGATGATCGAAGAGATCTTCATCCTGATCTCGAAGAAGAATATCAAGTCGACGTTTTCAGCCGGCATCATGCTGACGGCTCTGATCCGCAACTGGCGGCATAACCAAGAGCTGACAATCCTGGCGCCGACGCAGGAGATTGCCGGCAACTCTTTCAACCCAGCGGCTGCCATGGTTGCGGCGGACCCTGAGCTGGTGCCGCTGCTCCACGTCAACAAGAACACGAAAGAGATCACGCACGCGCTCACCAATGCGGTGCTGAAGGTGATCAGCGCAGACTCGGCCACGGTCGGCGGCAAGAAGTCAGGGTTCGTTCTGATTGAAGAGGTTTGGCTGTTCGGGAAAAAGGCGAATGCCAGCAACATGCTGCAGGAAGCCACCGGCGGACTGATCTCGCGCCCGGAAGGGTTCACGATCTACATCACGACGCAGTCGGATGAGCCGCCTGCAGGCGTCTTCAAGGAAAAGCTCGACTACTTCCGCGAGGTCCGCGACGGTAAGATCGATGATCCCTACAGCCTGCCAGTCCTCTACGAGTTCCCCGAGGATATGATCAAGTCCGGCGCCTACATGGAGCCGGAGAACTGGTACATCACCAACCCCAATATGGGGCGCTCGGTGAACATGGACTGGCTCAAGCGCAAGCTTGCGAAGGTTCGCGCCGGCGACGATGAGGAGGGGGACACCCTCCAAAGCTTCCTCGCGAAACATCTCAATGTCGAGATCGGCATGAACCTGCGGAAGAACCGCTGGCCGGGCGCAAACTTCTGGGATGGGGCAGAAGACGAGGAACTCGCCGCGTTGCCTCACTATGAGGCCCTTGAAGCGCTGATCGAGCGCAGCGAGGTGATCGTGGTCGGGCTTGACGGTGGCGGCCTCGACGATCTTTTCGGCTTGTCGGTGTTGGGTCGTGAGCCTGCGGAGACCGAGGTTTCCGTTGTCGTGAACGGTGCGAAGACTAAGAGGCTCATGAAGCGCTGGATCGTTTGGCATCATGCCTGGTGCCATCGCAGCGTCCTGAAGCGCCGCCAGAAAATCGCTGACCGGCTTGTGGACTTCGAGAAGAATGGCGGCCACCTGACGATCATAGACGATGCGCTCGAAGATATCGTCGCCATCGTCGAAATCATCAAACGCGTGAAGGACGAAAACCTTCTCGCAGCCGTCGCGGTGGACCCGGCAGGCCTTGGCGAAATAGTCGACGCGCTGGCTGATCCTTCCGTTGATGTGACGACGGAAAACGGCCTGCTTATTGGTATCCCGCAAGGCTACGGGATGATGAACGCCATCAAAACCGGCGAGCGACGCCTTTCCAACGGCATGTTGCGCCATGCGGGCGGTGCGATGATGTCCTGGTGCGTCTCAAATCTGAAGATCGAGCCGACGGCGACAGCCATTCGCGCGACCAAACAGACGGCCGGCGACGCCAAAATCGACCCTGTGATGGCTCTCTTCGACGCCATTGCCGTCATGACAAAGAACCCTGTGGCGGCCGGAGCCTCGGTTTACGAGACTCGCGGCCTGCGGATGGTGTGATAAATGCCGACTTTTCTCGACAGGCTTTTTGGGCGCTCAAATCCAGCGCCCACGACATCGCACACCTATGAGGTGACCGCGCTCACCGGCGATGCCTTCGACGCTTGGGATTTTAATGATCCGCACCTGCGGCAGTTTCTGCAGGGTGGCGCCGGAGCAATGACAGAAGCGGGGGTCAGTGTCACGCCGAAGGCGGCGATGCGAAATACCACCGTCATGCGGTGCGTTTCCTTGATCGCATTCTCGGCAGGTACGCTTCCGCTGCATCTGCGCCGGAAAGCGACGAAAGAGAAAGCGACGGATCATCCGTTGTTTCGCATCCTTCACCGGAAGCCGAACGCCTGGCAGACGGCCTTCGAGTTTCGTTCCCTCATGCAGCAGCGCATGCTGGGAGCGAGCGGGCATGGTGACCGTGGCGATGCTTTTGCGCTGATTGTCCGCAGCGGCCGGAAACCCCTCGCGCTCGTGCCGCTGGCAACCGAGCGGGTTACACCTCGTCAGCGCACGGATTGGTCTCTGGAGTACGAGTACCGCCGACCTGAGGGCGGGACGACCATCCTTCAGCAACGGGACGTGTTCCATCTTCGCTACGGCCTTTCTGAGGACGGCATTTCCGGCATATCGCTCGTAAAGCAGGCCGCCGAGGCGATTGGCCTCGCGCTTCAGACAGAGCGAGCCGCCGCCCGATTGTTTCGGAACGGCATGCTTGTTGGCGGCATGATGTCTGTCAAAAACCGCCTGTCCGAAGACGCTTTCCGGCGCCTGAAAGAGCAGATGGATGAGCGGGAAGGCGCCGCCCAGGCACATAAGTGGATCATTGGCGAGGAAGGTTTGGAGGCCAAGCCATTCTCCCAGAGCGGTCGCGATAGTCAGCATATCGAGCAACGCAAGCACCAGATCGAGGAGATTGCCCGTCCCTTTGGGGTGCCGCGTCCACTTCTCGGTGTTGATGACACATCATGGGGCTCGGGTATCGACTCCTTAGGGCAGCTCTTCGTGCGTTTCGCCCTCAATCCTCACTTCGAGGCTTGGCAGCAGGCGATTGAGCGTTGCCTGCTCGATGATGACGAAGCGGAAATCTATGAGGCGAAGTTCAATGTCGCGGCGCTCCTGAACGGTTCGATCAAGGATCAGGGCGAGTACTTCGCCAAGGCCCTCGGTTCCGGCGGGCATCAGCCCTGGATGGACTACGCGGAAGTTCGCGAAACTGTCGATCTGCCTGAACGCGACCTCGCTGCAAACCCATTGGCGCAATCGAAAACCTAAGGGAGCATTGGCGATGAGCCTGCGCAAATTACCTGAGCTGAAAGCGGAGCGTCTTCCGGCCATCTGCGCCTACGAAACTGATTCAGAGGCGATCGAGCGTTGGAATGCTGGCATCGTTGCTGCCCAGCAGTCGCCTGACAATACGATCTCTATCCTCGATGTCATCGGCGAAGACTATTGGTCGGGCGGCGGTGTCACGTCAAAACGCGTAGCGGCAGCTCTCCGCGCCATCGGAGACCAGGAGGTCTTTGTTGATCTCAATTCTCCGGGTGGAGACTTTTTCGAGGGTGTTGCCATCTACAACGCTCTGCGCGCGCACCCGAAAAAGGTCACTGTCCGCATTCTCGGGCTTGCGGCCTCGGCGGCCTCGGTCATTGCGATGGCTGGAGACGAGATCCAGATCGGCAAGGCCGGTTTCATCATGGTCCACAATGCGTGGGTGATCGCCGTTGGAAACCGCCACGATCTCTATTCGGCGGCCGAAACAATGGAGCCCTTCGATGACGCAATGGCCACGGTCTACTCCGAACGTGCCGGCGTCAAGAAGTCGAAAGCAGCGGAGTGGATGGACAATGAAACATGGTTCAACGGTGAGCAGGCCGTTTCCGAAGGGCTCGCAGACGCCTTCCTCACCGCCGATCAAGTCTCCGAAGACAGTACGCGGGCCGCTGCCGGCAAATCCGTCAACGCGACGCGGCGTGTCGAGGCTCTCTTAGCAAAATCCGGAATCCCTCGCGATGAGCGCCGTAGCCTCATTGGCGAGGTCAAAGACCCGTCCGCCGTAGCGACGGGGGTGCGTCCTGCCGTAGCGGACGCCGACGAACTGAAGGCCTCCCTGGAGCGCCTAACCGCTACAATCCAACACTAAAGGACACTCTCATGAAACTCTCCACGTTTGCAGTGGCGCTTGGCGCGCTGCTGATCGTCGGCGCATACGCGCTTGCCGGTAGTGCGGACGCTTCCGTTCTTACCGAGCATGGTCCCATGTTCTACGGCATGACGATTGCCGTAGGAGCCGCAAATCTCCCTGGTCTGCCTCACTCCAAACCCAAATCTCGCGGCATCGTCGCGGTGCGGGCCGAAGGCCCTCCGGGTGACATCAAGGCAGCGATCGAGGCGGTCAACAAGGCCTTCGAAACCTTCAAGGCGACCCACGCCGACAAGGAAAAGGAGCTGCTGAAGAAATTCGACGACGTTGTGACTACCGAGAAGCTCGACCGCGTCAACAGTGCGGTTTCCGATCTTCAGGCGGCGGTCGACCAGGCCAACGTGAAGCTTGCCGCGATGTCGATCGGCGCCGGCGGTGAAAACGCGCCTCGCGACCAGGAATATACCGCCGCGTTCCGGGCGCACTTTTCGCGAGGTGACGTGCAAGCCGCTCTGAACAAGGGTGCTGACGGCGAAGGCGGTTATCTCGCGCCGGTCGAATGGGATCGGACGATTACCGACAAGCTCGTGCAGGTCTCGCCGATGCGGCAGATCGCGCAGGTGCAGACGATCTCGACGGCTGGCTTCAAGAAGTTGTTCAACAACCGTGGAACCGGTTCTGGCTGGGTCGGCGAAACCGCTGCGCGCACCGAGACGACCACGCCGACGTTCAGTCCTCTGACGTTCGCTCCGGGCGAAATCTACGCCAACCCTGCGGCAACCCAGCAGCTCCTCGATGACGCCGAAGTCAACATGGAAGCCTGGCTTGCTGGCGAAGTCGAAACCGAATTCGCTTACCAAGAAGGTGTCGCGTTTGTTGCTGGCAACGGCACGAACAAGCCTGACGGCTTCCTGACCTATGTTACCGGCGCTGCAAATGCCGCGAAGCATCCGTGGGGCGCGATCAGCCTGGTCACTGCAGCGGCCGCCGCTGCGGTCACCTCCGATGAGATCATGGATCTGATCTACAGCCTGCCGGGCGAATTCACGCAGAATGCACGCTTCACCATGAACCGGAGTGTTCAGGGTAAGGTGCGTAAGCTGAAGGATGGCCAGAATAACTACCTCTGGCAGCCGTCTTTCCAGGCGGGGCAGCCCTCTATCCTCGCTGGCTACCCGCTGACCGAGATGGCGGCGATGCCCAACATGGCGGCCGGCGGCGTGCCGATTGCCTTTGGCGATTTCCGTCGTGGCTATCTCATCGTTGATCGTACCGGCGTTCGCGTCCTTCGTGATCCCTATTCCAACAAGCCCTACGTGATGTTCTACACCACCAAGCGCGTTGGCGGCGGCGTCCAGGACCCGACGGTGATCAAGGCAATCAAGATGGCGCCTTAAGGCGCCATCCCCTGACGGCCTCGAAGCCGTACCGTTCACAGCTATGGAGATAAGGCAATGAAAAAGCCCGAAACCAAATCGGCGGACAACGCAGAGAAGGACGCCGTAAAGCAGGAGCAGATTGCCGACCAGGTCACGGAGCAGACAGCCGAGGAAGGCCGTCTGCCCGAAACTATGGCAATCGCAAACCCCGACCCCGCGACCTCGGTCGACTCCGCCTCTGGAGCGATCGTCGAGGATGAGATCAAGGCTGCTATTCTGCTTGATCATCCTTCTGTCGACAGCAACCCGCGCGCTGGCACGTCGGCCATTCAGAATGGTGGCGATTTCAACGACGCCCGTTGGCGGCATCCCAGTGACCCCCACTTTACCGGCCAAGGCCTCGATATGAGCGTCTACGGCAAGGATGACGCGGCGAAGACTGGCGACGCATAGCGCCAGACCTGCAACACATGCCGCTCCTCCTTGATGAGGGGCGGCAGCCTGCATGCGGTTTCATGCTTGAAGGAATGACGATGACCATACGTGTTATCGAAGCGCCAGCGCCGATAGTCCTGCCCGCCGATCTTGGTGCCACCTACGCTGGAGATCCGATGGCGCTAGTCGCTATTGCTGCAGCGACAGGGGATCTCGACGGTCCGCTTGGAAGCCTGGGGCGGTGCTTTGGACCTCAAACTCTGGAACTTGTGACCCGCGACCTACGGGGATGCAGGCTCCACTTGCCTTGCCCGCCTCTAATCGGAGTCCTCTCGATCAGCTATCGTGCCCACGGAAGTGAGGGGACGATTGATCCCGACACCTACAAAACTGAGGGTGATTCCGTCGTTTTTGCCTCCGGATCTTGGCCGAAGTTTTGCCTTGAGGCGCTCATTGTCCGCTATCGGGCGGGATACGATGTAGCCGACACCGGTGCCGTGCCCGAGCAGGTCCGACAGGCCATTATTCTGAAAGCCACGACATTCCTGCGCGTTCTCGATCAATCCGTTTTCCAAAAGGCGGAAGAGGTTGAGGGTGTGGGTCGGTTCGAGTTTGCCTTACCGGAGCAGGTGGGGAATGTCGTTAATCAGGCGGTCGATCAGCTTGTCGGCGGCTTGAGGGTTGTCCGTATATGAGCCCGGCGCAGGCAATTGCCGCGCTCGATCGGCAGATCGCGGTGCACGGGCAGGCGGTGCGTGTCCGTCGCGGAGACAAAGACGCGACCACGGCGCTTGCGGCCATGCTCGGTTTCGTTCGCGGCTACAAGGCGGATGACGTCATCAGGCAAAGTGGTATTTCGCAGGAAGATAGCAAGGTGATCCTGTCGCCATCCCACCTTTCGACCTGGCCGAAGCCATACCCGCAAAAAGGCGATTGGTGCGAGGTTGATGGGCGGTTTCGGGCGATCGTTGCAGCAGATCATCTGAAGCTGAACGATGTTGTTGTTCGGATCGAGTTGCAGGTGAAGGGCTGATGGCGCGGTTCGACACGTTTGACAAGCAGATCAGTCTTGCGACGGCCGATATCGAGCCCGACCAGATCTCGGCCCATCTGGCTCGGTTCGCGCGCCAGCAGCTCGCGGACGCCATTCAGTCGGGCGCGGCTACGCCCCTTTATGACCTCTTCGTCAACGGTCGGCGCGGCGTTTCGGAAGAGACTGTGCAAGCGCCGGGTCCGATCCTCTACGAGTTTTCGTGGTGGCGCGTTGTCATCCGCTACGCCCTCGACGCGCTAGTGAAGCGGAGCCCGCGAAAGAGCGGGCGCTACGCGTCATCGTTCATCGTCATCGTGGGCGGCAAGATCGTGACCAACTTCGACGATGTGCCGCCCTCGGCGGAAGTGATCATCACCAATGCGCAACCCTATGTCCGCAAGGTGCAGGTGGGGGCGATGCAGATGAGCGTGCCGGCGCGAATGTTTGACAAGGCCAAGACTGACCTGGTGCGAAAATACGGATCGCAGAGCTTCAGCTTTCAAATGCAATTCCTGGATCTCGCCGGCGGGCTCCATCCGCTTATCCCGTATCGCCTGAAACGCAATCAGGGTCGGCGGAAGGATCGCCAGGCCGGCATGCCGATCACCTATCCCGCAATCGTCATGAACATGGTGCAGTGATGGCGACCGTCGAAACCTATGACGCGGTTCATGATTACCTCGTCGCCAATTGGACGGCGACGCCGATCGCCTTCGAGAATGACGGCTTCGAGGTGCCGGCAGATCCGGAACACTGGTTGCTCGTCGAGGTGTTTGGGGACCTGTTCACTCAGGAAAGCATCGGTGCGGAAACGCAGGCGGCCAATCTCTGGCGTGAGGCCGGCCAGTTCTATGTTCACGTCATGGCACCGCGCGGCGCCGGCACGCGCACCGCGCGCACTTACGGTCGCCAGATCGCCGACCTGTTTCGCGGGCAGGAGATTGCTGGTGTCACCTTTCGCGATGCCTCCATCGGCGCCGGTGAGCCCGGCGCGGCGGATGGCAGCTATTTCCGCATGACAGTCACGATCGACTGGCTGCGCGACGAATGAATCTCTGCCGCTGGTCGCGGCTTCATCACCACGGAGAAAACCTATGGCTGGTTCTGATACGAACCGGGTGCGGATGACCGTTACCCGCGAGCAGACGCTTGGCGAAACGCCTGCAAATCCGCGCATGCGTGCGCATCGCTTTACCGGCGAGGCTCTGGCGTTCCAGCCGGTGTTCACGACCTCCGAAGAGATCCGCGACGATCGCATGGAGTCCGACCCGGTCAAGGTCAACGAGACCAACCAGGGCACCATCAATGGCGAGCAGTCCTATCCGGTCGACGGTTCTCCGTTGTCGCTGTTCATCGAAAGCGCTTTTGCCAACACCTGGACGAACACGCCGCAGCGCGACAATGACGGCACGGCCGACAGTGTGATCACGGGTGTGGTTGCGGCAACTGGCGTTGTTACCGTGACAGCCGGGGCCGCATTCGTTGTCGGCCACCTGGTGCGGCTGTCGGGATTCGGCCAGCCTGGCAATAATGGGCTCTTCAAGGTTACCACTGGCTCCGCAACGGTTCCCGCAGTGGGGGCGGCCCTACTGACCGACGAGGCGGCGCCGCTAGCGAGCGCAAGAATGAAAGTGGTCGGATTTGAGGGCACGGCGGGGGATATCACGGCAGTTGCCGATGGCCTCGCATCGACTGCCCTCGATTTTACGACGCTTGGCCTCGCGGTCGGGCAGTGGGTCAAGGTCGGTGGCACGGGCGCGGCCTACCGTTTCGCCGTCGAGGCTTTGAATGGGTGGGCGCGCATTATCGGCATTGCCGCACAAAAGCTGACGCTGGATAACCTGCCCACGGGGTGGGCTGTGAACGCCGGCGCCGGAAAGACGCTTCGCGTGTTCTACGGCGACCGGATCAAGAACGGCGTCGCGCAGCTTACGCAGACGGTCGAGCGCGGCTGGATGGGGCAGACGGTCCCGACCTACATTATCCAGCGTGGCATGCAGGTGGGGCAGCTCGAAGTGAACTTCGAAAGCGAGCAGATTGCCCGCTATGTGCTGACGCTGAATGGTTTGACCGGCGAGCCGACACATGTCTCGCTCGACGATACACCGGAGCAGGCCACGCAAAACCGCGTCATGGCTGCGGCTGTGAATGTCGGCAGAATTGCCGAAAATGGGATCCCTGTTGGCGGCCCGAACTTCGTCCGCTCACTCGGCATCACGCTCAACAACAACCTGCGTATGCTGAACGCTATCCGCAGCGACGATAAAGTTGGCGCGGTCGATATCGGCATGGGTAGCGCCACGGTTACCGTCTCGATGGAGACCTATTTCGGATCAAAGGCGCTCCTCGACAAGTTGTTCAATTCGGTCCCGACCAACATCAACACTCGGATCGCCAAGGATAACCAGGCGCTGGTCTATGGCCTGCCGCGACTGACCCTTACGGAGGGCTCGGTTTCCGCCGGCGGCAAGAACCAGGACACGATGCTGCCGCTAACGGCGACCGCTTCGAAAGATCCGTTGACCGAAGCGCACATCCTCCTCGACCGCTTCGAATACTACCAGGCTTAACGAGGTTCCCGCCGATCACGGGAACGAAACTGATGCGCATCACGACGAGGCGACGTGTCGGCGTCGCCTCGTCTCCTTCCGACAAAGGATCTGACCATGACTGTGAAACTAGCATCCCTGCGCGCCGATCTTGAGCGCGAGGCAAAAGGCGACTGGATTGATTACCCGGATTGGCCGGGCGTGGCCTTCAACGTTCGATCGCTGCATGCTTCGAGCTACGTTACCAAGCGCGATTTCATGCTGCAGCGCCTGGCGCGCAAGTACAAGCGGAAGGCGCCGCCGGCAGAAGTGATGGCTCGCGAGGCGGGCAAGATCTATTGCGAAGAGGTTCTTTGCGGCTGGCGCGGCCTTGATGTCGAATACACGCCGGAGATCGCGCTTGAAACGTTGACCGATCCTGCATTCCGCGATGTCGTAGCTGCGATCGAGTGGTGTGCTGGCGAGGTGGCGCAGCGCACCGTCGAGTTCGTTGAGGAAGCCACAAAAAACTCCGATCGGCCTTCCGCTGGCGTTTGACGCGCGAAGGCCAAACCGACTGGCTCCAGCGCCTTGCGGATGAAAATCCCGACGAGGCGGAATTCATCGAGATCCCGGATCGTCCCGACGAGGCGGAAGTAGAGCCTTGGCACGGGCTCTATTTTCGGGCGTGGGAAGCGCTTCGTTTCGATCGCTTCTATGGCGCATTTGGCAGCGAGGGTCCGATCTCGTATCAAGCCATCAGCCGGTATGCCGCTGATCACGCGATCAGCGGCAACGAGTTCGCCGAGTTCATGCACTTCTTGCAGGCCGTCGATGCTGAGTGGATTGAGGTTAAGGCCGAGCAGGCCACGACGGAAAAAAAGTAACCTCGGTCATTTCAACGCCTCGCAATCTTGGGGCGTTAGATTTGAGGTTGATGTCCGCCGCGCGTCAATGAGGTTCTGCTCGACAATCTGTTGAGCTTCCTCAACGGATGCGCCGAGCCCCGTCAGGGCATCGACCGCTTTCTTTTTGTGTGCCGCCAAAATTGCGTCGTCTTCGAGTAGTTGGGCGCATTCCTCCGCTTTGGCTAATTGGCCGAATTGCGGGCTACCTGAGGCCGTCAGAGCAATCGCGAGCGCGGCTTCAATCATCGTTCTCTCCTAGGTGTATTTGCTATGACGGTAGCCCTCCGATCGTTGAGAGTCGATGCGCAGATGAATGCCAGCCAATATGTGGCTGGTATGAATCAGAAGATTGCCGCTGATAAGGCAGGCACTGCTTCGAGCGCTGAAGTGGGTGCGGCGCTTGCCCGCACCGACGCACAATCCGGTCAGGCGGGGGGAGCCCTCACGCGGCTGTCGCGACTGTACATCGACGGCTATAAGAGCGCTGCAGGCTTCGAGCAGGCGGTGTCCTCTCTTGGTCGCGCTCTCGACAAGGGTGCTGTCTCAATCGATCGAGCCGACGCGATCCTGCTGGGCATCTATCGCAAGTATGGCATGGTTGCGAATGGCGCGGATCTTGCAGCTGCCGGCCAGCACCAGCTTGCTAGTTCGGTCACCGCACTGAACACCAAACTGGCACAAGAGGAAGCGGCTCTCGATGCGGCATCCGCCGCTCACCGCCGGCACGGCCAAGCCGCAAACGACAATGGTCACCAGCAGCGGCAGCTCGTTTTTCAGCTGAACGATGTCTTTCAATCGCTGGCGCTCGGCATGCCGTTGACGCAGGTCGCGTTGCAGCAAGGACCGCAGATCGCGCAGATCTATGGCCCGGATGAAGGTGGCGTCGGTCGCGCTTTCCGTGAAACCGGAAAGATGATCACGGGGGTGCTAACGAAGTTTCCGCTGCTGACTGCTGCGGCGCTGACGGTGGGTAGTGCTTTTGCGGCGCTCACCTACGAGATCAACCAGACCACGGACGTCAGTGTCAGTTTCGGCGACGTCGCCCTCGCGACTTTGCAGGTACTCGGTCGATACATCTATGACTTTCTAGAGCCGGCGATTGCATCCATCAGCGGTACGTTCGGTGAAGTGTGGGACGATGTCGTCGCCGGCGTAAAATGGGTTGGCAACGCCGTCGTCAAAGGATTTATGGTCCAAGTCGAGCTGATCAAGTTCGGCATAGCACAGATCCCCGACGCATTCGTTGCCGCTGGCGAAGCCGCGGCGAATGGGTTTCTGGAAGGCATCGAGTGGATGGTCAACAAGGCCATCGCCGGCTTCAACAAGATCATGGAATACGCCAACAGCGTCACCGAGATGCTTGGCGTTGGTTGGGTCACGGACAAGCTTGGTTGGACCACTGACGGCAAAGCAAAGCCTCTCGAAAAGTACGAAATAGAGCCGTTCAATTTCGGAGGTTCGTCCGCCAAATCCCGGATGGCGCAGCGCAGTCTCGATACAGTCGGCGCGCTCGCTAGGATCGATGCCAGCGACCCGATGGGCGGGTTCTTCAAGGATGTCCGCGATCAATCGATCAAGAACGCGCTCGAAGACGAGAAAAAGAAGGGCGGCAAATCCGCGGGCGATCGTGAGTCCGATTATGAGCGGACCATCCGCCGGATCAAGGAACGCACCGAGGCGACCGAGCAGGATACAAAGGTCGTTGGTCTTTCGACGTTCGCGATCGAGCGCCAGGCGGCAGTGCAGGATATTCTTACGGCTGCGCAGCGCGACGGGCTGGCGATCGGCAAGGCTTTTGCAAACGCACAGGATCTGATCAACGCTTCGTCGGAAAGCCTCACGCCGGCGCTGGCCGCCGAGCGCGAACGCATCCTTGGTGTTGCGAACGCTTATGCCCATGCGGAAGCGGCGGCGGAAAAGGCGGAAGAGGCGCGCCGCAAGTTCGAAGAGAACATGGAGTTTGCGCGCGACACTGCTCGCGGCTTCATCGACGATTTCACCGGAGCGATCGAGCAGGGCGCCACGGTCTGGGAGGCGTTCGCAAATGCGGCGCTGAACGCTCTCGACAGGATCGTCGACAAGCTGCTCGACGACGTCATGGATGCAATCTTCGACGTGAAGAACGCAGGCTCTGGCGGCTCGGCCGGCGGCATACTCGGCTGGTTCGGTGGTCTCTTCGGTGGCGGCGGTGATACTGCTGATCCTTGGGGTGGAATGCGGACCGTCAACGCCAAGGGCGACGTTTACGGCATGGCCGGCGTCACGGCGTTTGCCAAGGGCGCCGCGTTCACCAATCAGATCGTCGATCGTCCGACTCTGTTCCCGTTCGCCAAGGGCGCAGGCCTGATGGGCGAGGCGGGGCCGGAAGCGATCATGCCGCTACGGAGGGACGCAACGGGTCGCCTCGGCGTTAGTGCCGCTGTCGAGCGGGCGTTCTCGCCGGCGAACCAGAACATGGGTGGCGGTCCTTCCATCATCCGGCTGGAGCTTTCGCGCGAGATCATCGCGACCATTCTCCGTGAGGCGGAAGGTCAGTCGATCGAAATCTACCAGCAGGGCAATCGGAACAACCGGGAAGCCTATGACAACGGCGAAGCCGCTTACGGCTAAGCCGAACCCTCCCAAACATCGGAGTGATATCGCGTGGCGACCCTCTACGAACTGCCTGCGCTGTTTTTCGACGACTGCGAATTCGATCCTGTCCAGCCGCGCAACATCGACCAGATGGAAGGGCGACGAACCGAGGGACAGACCTTCGGAACGCCCTTCTGGCGGGCGAATTACAAGTTCAGCTTCCTCAAGCGGCTGCAGCTCGGTGTGGTCGATGGCTGGATCATGGATGTCCAGTCCTCGGCGTCGTTTTTCATCGGTTACGATATTGCCCGGCCTCGGCCGATGCTTCACGACACGGGAAAGCCGCTCTCCGGCGTGAAGGCCGGCGGCGGTGCGTTCGTGGGGGACGCTGTCCTGCAGAGCGTTGCCAACCCTTCGACGATCGTCGTTTCCGGACTTCCGGCCGGTTTTGCGCTGTCGATCGGCGATTATGTCGAGATCCGCAAATCAACCTACGTCCGCTCGCTACATCGCATCCGCTCGCCGGCCGTGGCGAATGGCGCCGGCGTGGTGACGCTGTCGATCCGTTTCCATCTCGACACCCAAAACTTCGCGCTTCCGTGCACCGTCCACTTCGAAAAACCGGGCTGCATTATGCAGGTCGACGCCGGCACATGGTCCAGCTCGAAGGCGATGGGTGCGAGAACGCCGACCTTTTCCGCGACTGAGGTGTTCCCCAATGCTTGACCCCGCCGTCATCGCCGCGCTCGAAAGTGGCGATATTTCCCGCATCGATCTGATCCGCTTCGATTTGCCCGGCCGAGATCCAGTTGGCTACCATCGCGGCGGGAGACCTTTTCCCTATAACGGCATCACCTACTTGCCGAACCGCTACCTACAGCAAGGCGAGATGCGCAGCGCCCTTGGCGCTTCCGTGACCAGTCGAACGATCCGGTTTTCGAACATTCCGGTTACGGACCCGGCCGACGCGATGGCTGTCGTCGAGCAGTATGATTATCCCAATGCTCCCGTGATCGTGACGCACCTGGTTGGCGCGCCG